TCTATATAGACCTGTGGTAGAATGTAGATAGTTAAGTAACACTTCATTCAAGCCAAGGAGCACCCGAACATGGCACGCCGCAACAGCATCCCCCGGTCAGTCCGCACATACAACCAGCGCCCGAAGAACCTGGTCCCCGGTCGCGTACAGATGTCCGCAGAGGCCATCGAATCCAGAGGAAAGATGCTCGACAAGTTGGTGGCTGAGCATGGATTTGAGACGGTGCAGGCGTGGTGCCTGGACCCGGCCAAGGCCAGCATGATCAACGCGATGGCCCAGATGAGCGCCGACAGCAGCAAGGAGTAATCCCGTGACCAACATCTTCATCACCTGGACTGAGGAAGTGCAAGAGTTTGACCGCTTTGTGCCCGACAAGCACGGCCAGCCTGAGCGGATGTTCAAGAGCAAGCCCGTCACCAAGAAGGCCGCCTGGATGTGGGCCGTGCCCGATGAGGCAGTGGCCTACGAGACCGAGCGGGCCGAGCAGTACGTGGCCGAGATGATCGCCGATGGCGACACCCGCAACCTGAAGGTGAAGGTGGTGCGAGAATGACTAACCCCGTGACCATCGTTCATACTGGCAACCGGTGGGAAGCCCGGTTCAAGTTTGACACAGCGACCAAAGACGCCGTGAAGTCTGCCGGCTTCCGCTTTGACTGGGACAACAAGGTCTGGTGGACCGACGAGCCCAGCATCGCCGAGAAGTTCGCAGACCCCGACGCCGCCCGCAAGATGCACGAGGCTAAGATCGAGGCTATCGAGTCCAGCCGGGCGACCAACGCCCTGGTGGACATCCCAGTCCCTGCCGGCCTGGCCTACCTGCCCTTCCAGCGCGCCGGCATCGCCTACGCCATGAACCGGCCCAACGTCATGATCGGCGACGAGATGGGCCTGGGGAAACAGGCTCCCGTCTCTGAACCAGTCTTGACGCCTGACGGGTGGAAGACGATGGGCGACCTTGCGGCTGGCGATTTTGTCATCGGCAGTGACGGCGGACCGGTTCGCGTTCTCGCTGTTTACCCACAGGAAAGCCGTGAAGTCTGGGCTGTTACGTTCAGCGATGGCGTCGTAGTTCGGTGCGGCCCTGAGCACCTCTGGACTGTGCGCGACGACAACATGACTCGGCGAAACAGCGGGTGGATCACGAAGACCGCAGCAGAGCTTGCGGCGCGCGGGCTGAAGCTACGGGGCGGCGGCTCGAAATTCGAGATACCGCAGTTTCCCGGCCACCGCGCGGACAACGATCCTCAGATAGACCCGTGGCTGCTCGGTCAGTTGATCGGTAACGGCTGCTTGTCCGGCGTCTCCAACGGAAGCGGCATCGTGGTCTCGTCCAACAGTGAAGACGGCGACGTGGTTGACCGCTTGCTCAGCCTGGGTGGTGTAGACCGTGGAGAGTACAGCGGATCGCGGCGCGTTGGTTTCAATCGCGGTTCACACATAGCAGAGTACAGCCTGATCGAGGCGTGGGGACTCAACGTCAAAAGCCTTGAAAAGCACATCCCTGGCGACTGCTTCTTGTGGAACGTGGAAGCCAGATCAGAACTGTTGCGCGGGCTGATGGACAGCGACGGTAGCAACATCAAGAACAGGATCACGTTCCACACCTGCTCCAGACAACTCGCCACGGACGCGGCGAACCTGGTCAGATCACTTGGCGGCGCTGCGGTCGTTCGTGAGTACAACAGAAGCGACGGTAAGCCT